TTCAACCTCTTGATCCTCAGGTATAAAGTCTGTCTCTAACATGTAAGGTTTCTGTAGTCCTTCCATCATCATCTGCATTACCTCATACATCTCCTCAGGAGACTCAGCATAAGGAGCTACAGGTTCAGCTGTGAAGGAATCAATGGTTCCATCATCCTCATCATAGAATACTTCTCTGATAGTGTGACCACCATCCTTATCAATCATTCCTCTATAGTTCCAAGTCATTTCTTTGTACTCTTTTTAGTAGTAGTTGTTTTTGTCATTGCTTGAGTCATCCCTCCTGTCTGAGAAATGAAGGGGCTGCCTTGAAGTTCCCAACCATCATTTAAAAGATTAGTTACTTGTTCTTCAAAACGATCTGGTCTACCACTATTAACTACTTTATACTGTGTGCTCATGTAAATCTATCTCCATTACTTTAGGTTGATTAGCAACCTTTGTTAAAAATCTAGGTCCTGTTGAGTAGGCAAAGGCTCTCAAGTCAGGGTAACAATGCTTCTTGAACTGACAATAACTACACCCTACACTCAGCTTCATGTTACCTGATTTACCGTCAGGTTGTTCAGGGTAACAATGCTCTGGAGGTTCAGGTTGTTTAACCATTTCCTTAATATGTTTAATCCTATCAACAATATCCTCTTCCAATACCTCATACACTGGAGCTTGAGTGTCATCTAGATTATACTTAAGGAAAGTCAGGTGGCCATTCTGTTTATCCATTGCCAACCAACCCATCTCCCTAGCATCCTCAGCTTTAGCATATCCTTTAAGCTGGTCAATGTAACCAAATGGATCATCAAATGCTAGAGTTCCATCTTGAAACTTCTTAAACCCATAGCTACTTGTTGACTTCACATCAGTTACAATACCATCAATCTTACAGTCCATGTGACCCACAAGACCTTCAACCTCAGCCTTCTTCTGCTCATCAGTAACCTCATGTCCACTCATTCTCACTAGGAACAGGAGCATCTCTTCAATCAAATGACCATAGAGAAACTTAATCAAGGTGTGAGGTTGAATCTTCTCGCCCTTAAATCCTTTAAAGTGATGCCAAAGGTAGCGATCAGTCTTACCAATGTTTGACATCCTAAGTTTTCTAGCATCGAAGGAGTGAGGGAGGAAGTCATGTTTCATGATCTCCTTCATACCCTCACCAAACTTCTCAATCTCTTCCTCTACATTGATACCTTGAGGAGCTCTTTTAGTTCTCATGAGAGAATAAATGTCATCTACTAATGTGTCAACTGTCTTAGTCATTTTCTTTCCTTGTTTCATTTAAATCATAATCTTTAGAGAGTACCCCACATTGTAAAAAAAACCCTGATGCTGCCCATACCCCATCAGAAAGGTATGTTTCTTTGTTAATACATTCATCACCTTTCCTACAACATGTTTCACATTTTGTATCATCGTGTGTATATTCTATCTCTAATGTGTCTGTGCCCATGTTTTACCTACCTTATATTCACCATCCAAAGGACAGCGTAGTTTCAAATTAATTCCTGCCGCTTTAATACACTCTACTGCCAACCATCCAAACTTTTCTGCTTGATCCTCCCTGACTTCTGCCTGTATTTCGTCATGAATATTACCAACAAATTTATAGTCTATATTATATATCTTACCATACTCATCTAGTAATGTCAAGGCTTCTTTCATTACTACTGCTCCTGCACTTTGGAACAGTGCATTGAGAGCTTTGTGGGGGCTGAGGATTTTGATGTGTCTGCCATCGAGTCCCTTAAGATAGCCTCGCTTTGAAACCTCGATAACTCGCTCTCGTAAAGCTCCAAGTGATGGCGTATTACTGAGGAACTTTGACTTAATTCTCTTACCATCTCCTGCATTTCCACCAATGATACTCCCGATCTTTTGGTCTCCTGCACCATACAGGAACGCATAGATAAAAGTCTTCGCCTGATCTCTTGATTGAAGTTCCGCAGCCAATTGGTTTGCTGTGTGTATGTCTCCATTAACAACCTCATTTGTATACTCCTCATCATTCATATAATGTGCTAGCATCCTTAGCTCCAAGCCACTAGCATCCATCCCCACTAGAGAGTAACCCTCAGGTACAGTCCACAGACTCCTCATCTCCTCACCATAAGGAGAGTAACCAGCTACCACTTGAGCCATGTTGGGAGAGCTGTGTGTCATCCTACCTGTAATTGCTCCATTACTATTGACATACCCATGTACCCTACCATCATCCTCAGTGGCCTCTAGCCATGAGGTAGCCTGTGCTATTCTCTTCTGTACCATGAGATACTCAGCTATCAATTGAGCCTCCGGTATCCCTTTGACCTTGCTTAGAACTGACTCATCTACAATAGCACTACCTTTCTCAGTAAACTTCTTTGGTTTCCATCCAAAATACTGGAGGTGTCTAGCTATTTGCTGTCTACTACCAAGGTTGAACTCTGGAAAATCCACTCTACAATGCTCTCCCCACACATTGCAGTAAGCATCACCAAGATACTTAAGACCAACCACTGAGAGATCACCTGTCTTTTTATATTTAGGTACAACAGTCTTACCTGCTTTGGCAAGAGGGATAAAAGTTTTATGTACTTGTTCTTCAATTTCAATTTTCTTCTCCTTAAGTTTTGCTAAAAGAATATATGCTTTCTCTTGATTAATTAGCCACCCATTGTTGATCTGGCTTTGGATAATAGTTTGTACTCTATGCTCAAGACTGATGCTCTTGTCTCCAAAATTTGTAAGCTCACTTGATACCGCCCTATAAACCTTAGCAGTAACCTCAACGTCTTGCTGACAATAATCCACCATTTCAGGCGTAAGTTTAGACCAATCATTATAATCTCCTTTGTAATCTCCAAGCCTAATTCCCCACTCCTTGAGACTATGCCCCCCATCTCTCTGAGGATTAGCCAATCTACTGAGCACCAATGTATCTGTTAGTTTAATACCAGTGAAGTCAATACCCAAGAGCCTCTCTAGTACAGGTATGTCATACCCTATAATATTATGACCAATTACTTCATCCACCACATTATCTCTAAGATAATCCCCGAAGTCACCAATAGTAGTATCACAAAATGTAACCAGTTTTCCATTGTTATCTATCTCCTTTGCAACTATCACCCATATCTTACTAGGCTTTAGTCCATTAGCTTCTATGTCAAAAATCACTCTCATCTTCAATTGCCCTAGTCTCAGGATTAGAAGTCTCAACCATTCTACCAGTATCTTTATCATAATACAAGTAACAAGCTGGTCCTGTCAACCCACTAAATCTATTCTTCAAGACTCTAACAGTAGTAGTGTTCCTAATCTCAGGATCCTCATGCTGTTGGTTTCTCTCTAGTCCTATGACCATATCAGATAGCTGTGCAATAGAGGCACTACCTCTCAGTTCAGCTAATGAGATCTGGCCTCCATCCTCATGAGCCTTACCTTGTGGTCTCCTGAGGTGAGAGACTAGAAATAATCCTACTCCTGTCTCTTGTACCAGTTGTCTCAACTTTGTCATGATAGCATCAATAGCCTTACGCTCATCAGCTACCTCTTGATCTGACACTACAATAGATAGATGGTCAAGGATGATCCACTTACAGTCCATTCCTTTAGCTAGGTATCTCACTCTACTTAATAGATTATCCTCACTGGTACTACCAAAGTGATCATAGAAGTGATACCTGTTTGTACCCATTGTAGCATCCCAATACTTCTTCTTATCCTCTAAGGATACCACACTATCTGGTAAATGTAAAGGTTGATTAGCCTCAATGCTCATAATTCCTAAGGCTGATCTTTTAACTGACTCCTCAAGAGCCAAGACTCCTACGTTATCCTCAGTAGCTTTTAGTAGATAATGCTCAAGCTCTCTAATGACTTGAGACTTACCCATCCCTGAGCCTGAGGTGATAGTCACCAGCTCACCAGCCCTAAAGCCATACGTGAGGTCATTCATACAATCCCAAGGGTAGGGTATAGAGTCTACCTCTAGCTCCTCTATGACAGCCTCCCAAGTATCTTTAGAGCTGACAATACCATCAGGTCTATAGACTTTACTATTCCACCAAGCCTTTGTGAAGTCCTGTATCCTTCCAGCCTGTAGCATTTCCCCTGCATCCTTGAGAGGTAAGGTACAAACCTTAGCTTTATTAGGTGAGAAGAGATCAAGAACATTCTGTGTTGCCTCCTTACCTGCTGAGTCCTGATCAAAACATATAACTACAGAGTCAAAAGACTCTAGAAACTCTAAAGATTTCTTAATGTCCTTGACTGCTGACTGAGCTCCATTCTTAATAGAGACTACAGGCCACTGGTTGTTAAACATTTCACTTACTGCCAGTGCATCCAGCTCACCTTCAACTATGGTGATAGCCTTACCGCCCTGCTGAAACAAATGCTCACCAAAGAGTCCAGCCTCTGACATACTACCAGTAGCATAGAAGTCTTTACTCTTTACTGTTCTAACTTTACTACCTACAACTTCATTGTCTTTATAGTAAGGGTAGTGGTGTTTGGTAATAGAACCATCCACCCCATACTCAAGAGTAACATTAAACTTCTCACAAGTCTCTTGAGATATTTTCCTATTTGGTATTGGTCCACTAACGCCTGTCATTTCCAAAGGTTTCCTTTTAATTTCTTTAGTACTACCATCTCCATGTTCATAGTGGTTACAACCTGCACTAAAGCAGACAGCGTGGCCATCTGAATAGCGAGCTAGGTTGTCTCCACTTCCACAAGATGGACAGCTCTCATGCTGTACAAATGTGGATTCTACCATCAGAAGTTCTCTTCACCTTCCACATGATTCTCAGCCAACTCAAGGACTCTCACCTTATTGAGATAAGTTGGAACACCATGTACAGGGTGAGGTTTCCCATCTTGCCACAAGACACGTACCTTAGAGCCACGTCCAACACGACCTATAAATGGTTCATCATCAATATCCAAGACTGCTACAGGATACTTACTGGAGAACTTACGTTGGGCCTCTCCATTATATTCTCGCATCTTGACACCCATGTCCTCAAGTGCCTTACCTTCTGACTCATCCATTGTCAAGGTAATAGAATACTTACCTGTTGACTGACCATTGTACTGCTCATGCTCATTAAGTGACTCAAAGGCCACAGTTCCAGTTGTAATTGACATATAAATTTCTCCTTTAAATAATTTAATCAGTTAATGTCAAGGGTTCTTAAGTCTCTAAAGAGTCTTAAGAGCTAAAGAGTATATACTATATATTATAAATACCCTTTAGCTCTTAAGAGTCTAAAGAGTATATACTATATAATAGTAATATCCTTTAGCTCTTAAGTACTCTATAGTACTATTGTACCAGAATCATCTATGAATGTCAAGTCCTTATTGTTGTCAATTGTAGAATCCTCCTCACTTATGTCATCAAAGAATACCCTATAGCTAACTGAGAGACAAGAGCTACATAGATCAGAGTAGTCATTGGTAAAAGGATCTATTTTCCTCAGCTCCCATTCATTCATCACTTTGTCACATGCTTTACAGTGCATTTTATTTATCTCTCCTAACGCTGTTAAGACAGCTCTGCTGGCGATTATCAAATAAATCAGTGTGTCTAGTAATCAGATCGTGATTGCTATACTTTCCATAGCCATCATAGAGTCCAAAGAATGCCCACTCCTTTAGCTCCTCTAGTGACATATGTTCTATGTCATACTCAGCAAGCTCCTGTTGCATTTGACTCCTACTAATTGGATCAGGCTCCTCTAGATCTTGAGAGTCTAAAGTGTCTATCATTTGTTGTTTATAATATCCCATTATTCTATCCTTGTTGCTGTCTCTTTAATCTCATTGACATAAACATCCCCATAGTCCCAGCTACCATATGTATAGGGTGACTTAACAGCACAGAACCAACGTGCATGTGGTTTGTTGTCATCCTTCTGCCACTTCTTTAACACTCGCCACTCCCAACCAGTACGTCTATTCTCCCACACCTCATGTGGTTTGTCAACTGTTGTCTCTTTTCTACCTTCCCATGTGCTCATTAGTATATCTCCTTCATTACATAGTCCCAGACCAGATCATTGTCTTTATTAATTTCATCTAGTTCATAATCAGACAATACCCTACCAGTCACATCCTCTGCATAGCTTATGTACGCATCCACATAATCTGGTGCATCCATATGGTCTATGCCTTCTATCTCTACATTGTATATCATACCAATTCTCCTGTTTCAGTGTCATGGCTATCATACCACATGTCTGCCTCTTTTGTCAAATAGTCCTCATAACTCATTACTTCTTCCTCTTCCTCTTCCTCTGATGGTATCTCATGGATCTTGACTATCAACCTAGGATTTTTATTGTAATATTCTACACTATCCCAAGCTTCCTGTTTATCCTCATACTGTTCATAATCTAGCCAACCTTCCGCTACATTATATATCTCTAGTTCATACATAGTCCTGAGACCTCCTGTAAGGCTCTCTCAGGAGACTTCTCAAGTATTCCATAGTAGGACTAGGGGTAACTTAAGAAGCTCTGAGAGGAGCTGTTTATACTCTGTAGCTAATCTTTACCCCATTAGCTCTGATCTCTTTAATACCCTCCTTTCGCAGGGTTCTAAATTCTCCAAGCTTGACATCATAGATTCTAATGTAGCGGCCATTGTTTCTTGTGTCACTCCCATGGACTCCAATGCGTCCATTGTAGTAGCGATGTTCACCCTTCATGGTTTTATATGTCACTCCAATGAATGTTCCATTGGATCTCAAGATACCCTCAATGGATGGTACTGGATTGTGTGTGTACTTACTGTCATAATTTGCTGTTACATGATACATTTTAATTCCTTTCATTTAATTTAACTTAATGTTACAACTCTTTGATAAATCTAATCTTATTAGCTAATACCCATTGGCCGCCTTGACTCTCTGGCCTATTATACATCTGATAGTCTTCAACTTCAACCTCTACCCATATTCTATTCTTCTCTGAGAGGTGAGGTGCTTCAGGTTTCAGAGTACAATGCCATCCTTGCCTAGTGGCAAACCCTTTTGTTGGGTGACACTCTGAATTGTACCATTGTCCCATCTGTAAGTCAAGTGTTTTGTTGATAAATAGTGGAGACAATCTACCACTCTTGAGCTTTCTAACTAGCTTATAAGCTTTCATTATATCACCTTTTTAGTGTTGTTTCAAGTGTACATCTACTCTCTTTTTACTATTAAAACATCCTGCTTTACAGATTGAGCAGTGGCCTTTCAAATCTTTATGTGTTTTGGGACATTTGAATACTCTATCACCATTCAAAGTGTGAGTCAATCCATTATCACCAAAAAACATAGTGCTCCATCCGTTACTCTTTACCATTTCCCATTCGTCTGTAGTGTTTGTGGGATCCATACTAGCAAGGATTCTAATGTTTGTCAAATCCTGTAACTCACTGTTAATTCTAGCAAATAATAGTGGATCTCTCCATGCTCTAGTTGGCATCCAGAATATTGTTTGTGGGTTTTTAATACAAATATCTTTTATTTTGTCAATATCGTGAAAATCTTTAATTGTTTCACCTCTTGTTTGAAACCTGAAACGATCAATAGATTTTTTTCTACGCTTGAGAGTGCTTAAGAGTATATCACCATTTAATGCTTTCCAATAAACATCATTTCTAACATCTTTTGATGATAATTTAAAGACTTTCTCAAGCTTTGCATTGTAACATTTCTCTCTACAATAATCTGTAGCATGTATACAAGAATCCTCTCTAGATCTGTCACTGGCAAACATGCCAATATCATCTACCCATCTAATCTCATGTTGCATTGTATTTCTCCATTTGATTTAAAAATCTAATTTATCATAGACTCTTAACACTTGTCAAGAGTCTATTGTAAATTATTTTACAAAATATTTTCTCTCATATGGATTGTCAACAGTAGCCAATCTAATCAATAGCTTTTCCCATTCTAATGTTAGATAAATAAACATACTCTCTGGCTCTATTGTCTGTACTCTTCTCAGATAAGGTGTTCTATTTTTTACCTGCTTT